TGCAAATAAAACTGCTCGTGGATCAAACTACATCGATGATGCGTCTCCATTTGTAGTGTATGACTCCCCAGTGCCAGCTAACAGGATTGTCGTAAAGATGCAAACCAACGTAGGCTCTGTTGACCTAGGAACATTCTCTAACAGTTCTGGGTCTATTAGTGATCCTCTTTTCGGAGATGAGAACAAGACAACTCCAGTAGAATGGTCTATTCAATACTTAAAAGATAACGTATGGGTAGAAGCAGCAGGATTTAATGCTAACACGACTAGAAGAAATGGTAGTGCTATTGTCGGTAGTGACGGATATGTAGAGCTACAGTATGGAGTCATAATCCCTAATCAGTATGTAGACATCTTTACATTTATGGGTGAAATTTCTTCAGCTACTCAGTTACCAGATGTTGGGTCACCAGGAGAGTCATACTACGTCAAGCCTTATGGCCAGAATATTGGCACCTTTTATATCTGGCTAGACACCACAGGAGCCTTTGAGCAGTTTACCCCTACATTTGGATGGCAGCTCGTAGACAGCGAAGAGCTATCCGACACTATTAATTTTGTAACAGAGTTGGTAGACCCACCTACCTACTATGACCAGTATTCTGGAAAACAAGAGTATACAGAGTTTCAGTATATTTCTGGCCTAAGGGTAGTTGTTGACACTATGAACAAATATGACTCAACCTTTGACTTAATTGAAATGTCTCCTAGGTTAGTGGCAGATTTAACTGGAAGGACACTGTCCTTTAATATTACTAAGTCTGCATCAGATCTCGGAGCATCTGGCTTACCAGTAGGTCAGCTTCTAGCAGCTACTGGTTCGCTAAGCATATTTGACTACGACCTAGCATTTAGCAAGATAAATACTAATAGTATTGTTAAAGATTTTCTTACTCAGAATTTGCAGGTAAAGGTATATGATGTAATTAAAAATGTAGAAGGTTATAACTACTACGTTCCACTAAAGACAATGTATGTGGATGGCATGCCAGAAACATCTATCAGTGATAGGTCCCTAGAAGTTACCCTGAGAGACCTGTATTTCTATTTTGAGGGCATTTCAGCACCAGAGCTAATGATTCCTAACACATCTTTGAGCTATGCCATAGCGACTATGCTGGACTATGCTGGCTTTAGTAATTATACAATAAAGACTATTGAAGGAACTCCAGAGCCAATTATTCCTTATTTCTTTGTAGACTCTAATGAAACACTTGCACAAGTTTTGGAAAAGCTCGCTGTTTCTACGCAGTCGGCAATGTTCTTTGATGAGTACAACAACTTTGTCGTAATGACAAAAGAATACCTAATGGCAAGTGAGGAAGATAGGCCAGTAGACCTTAGCCTATACGGAAGCTCCGATGCCTCAAAGCAGGGGGTATACTCTAACCTTCCAGAAGGAACCAAGGCAAACATCATAGAGATATCTGCTAAGGATAATGTTGTATTTAATGACGGGCTTGTTCGCTATACATCAAGATACATTGAGAAGTCATCTCGTGATAGATCTCAGCAGTTTAGGCTAGCAAGAGATAAGAACTGGGTATACACGCCATCTCAGCTATGGGAGGTCACCTCTGAAGAGAAAGTTACTTCTAGCAACGAAGACTCAAAGAATCAGTCTGGCTATACGCTTGGGGCTTTTCCAATCAACTCTGACCTAACAGATGTAGAGCCATATGTAAACAATAACAGGATATATAACAACACTATTGATATCGGAGAGTCTGTCTACTGGATGTCAAGGTATAACGGCTACCTGTATGCCAACGCAGAAATTATCAAGTTTGATGCGGTAGAATACAATATCCCAGGATTGACTGACTCCGAGTCTGGAAACGGAAATGTTTGGATTACAAGCACTAGAGAGTATCAGAACTATTTTTCAAAAGTACCATTTAACGGCAAGATTTATCCAACTGGATTGGTACGCATCTATACAGAGCCAGAGTATGAAGTAGTAGACGGCAGGACAAGGCTCAAGGCTGGCACAATATCTAAAAATGGTCGTGGACAGTTTGGCACAGAAATTGCTTATCACTCAGCAGGACTAAATCCATACTGGTATGACAATGATAATGTGCGTGGTTGTGAAATGGAGTCAAGTCATATATTTGGAGTAGATGACCCAGAAGATATTCGTGCAAGTATATCTGGAATTAATTTGGTTACAGGTGCTGCAGGAGTTAATAATGCAGTTGGAGTCAGCACTTCTCGTAATGGAATTATTAAGAATTTCTTTGCATCAAACTTCCCAAAGGATGTAGACACTAATAAGCTATACACAACTCAGGTAGGAACCCTGCAGTCATCAGCACTGGTCATGACGGGAGGAACGTTTGCAAGCACCCAGAATCCTCTAAACTATCTTTCATATGTGTATAAGCCTCTTAACAATAGCTACAAGCACTTTGGAACTAGGGTTAGGCTTATTGGAAAAGTCGAAAACAATGAAACACAATCACAGACCCCATACGGAAGCATGTCAGTATATGCAGGTGTCAGCGGTTCTAGTGCGGGTATAACCTGCATGGTAAATCCAGAAACAAATAACGGATACTACATGGAGATCATTGCTCTTGATGCAATAGACACTTCTGAGCTAGCCAGCTCTGACTCTATGTTTAATGTTGTATTCTACAAGATTATGAAAGATGATGATACTGGTAAGGCAATCCCAGTTATGCTTTGGGGAGGCATCAGCAATATCGTAGTTGACTCTGGTGACTTCGTTGGACAATATAGAATGGTAGGAGAAGAAAACCCAAGCGTCTATGACCTTGCTGTTGAGTATGAGGATATTGGAAGCTTCCGCAGGTTCTACCTGTATATGAACAATAAACTAATTAAGGTAGTAGATGACGAGAGTCCTTTGCCTGTTTATAATAATATGGGTGTATTCGTGCGTGGATCAGCCAAGGCCATGTTTGAAAACATCTATGCTGTTGGCTTTAAGTATTCAGAGAATGCATCTAGAGCACTTGACCTTCCTAGCAAGAATGCTTTTAATGATGGAGAGGTCAGTGTTAGTGAGGCATTTAGAAAGTATGCTGTAAGTGGCATTGTGCAGTCTACAGCCCTTTCTGGTATTAGTCCTGCAGACGAGCCTAAGTATAACCTATACTTTGAAGAATTTGGGACAATTATGAGAGAGGCAGCCTACTTTAATGTTAGGTATGATAAGGCCTACCCAGCACTCTATGCAAGACTAACACCAACCTTTAACAGAATTAAGTCATATGTTGTATCTGGTTTCATGGCTGGTGCATATGGTGCAGAGTTCTTAGTATTTAATGCTACTGACACTACTATTACGCTAGATGAGAATAGCGGAAACTATCTGCAAATTCAGGGAATTACATTTACCCAAAAGTCGGATAATCAGCTAACCATGGACGACTACTATTCCAACAGAGGAGACCTGTCAGACCCAGTAACAGTAAACGGAGAGGTTACAATCTCACCGCTTACCGTAAAAGAAGAATTTAACAAGGTTAAAAATAGTAGGTCAAAGTATGGAAGACGAGAGTTTACTCTTGAAGGGGCATACATACAAAGCGAAGATGATGCTTACGCTATGATGGACTGGGTTGTTTCAAAGCTATCTAGCCCAAGGCTTGCTGTAGGTGCTAAGGTATTTGCTAACTCTACAATTCAGCTTGGCGATATTGTCTCGGTAGATTATCGAGATAACTCAGACCTGGACATGTTTATTGACTCCTCCAAGAGATTTGTTGTATATAGCATTAGCTATACACGAACCCCAAGTGGACCAGACATGACCGTATATCTAAGTGAGGTGGTATAGTGACATCAGCAGAGCCAGATATGCCATCGGCAATATCATCAAAAGTTTACAATGTAAAAGAGGCAACACCAGATATAATTATTCGTGAGTCTTCCGTAAATATAGATGAAGCAATGTTCGACATCTACTTTGAGCAGGTTGCAGCTCAAGAGATAATTACAATTGCAAGGCATGACACTGTTAATGGTCAGCCTATTATATATCAGCCAATCAAGAACTTGCCAGATCTTGCAATTAAGTATGGCCCACAATCAATTATTGCACTACAAAATTCTAGCAAAGCATTCTTTGATAACTTTGCAATCCGCCTTGAGAACTACATTCCAAATGAAGGTGAGGGTATTGGCGGAACAACTGTCTACATTGATAACGATAACGCACTTGTAATTGACCTTGTTAACCTGAAAGAAAATGAGCAGGTAGAGGTACAAATTCTAAAATCTGGAGAGATTAATAATGGTACAATATACTAGAGGTTTTTATGATAACTAACACTGGAAAAGATTTGCTATCCAAGTATCTGGTAGGCAATGTGCCTTCATATGCATCATACTTGGCATTTGGCTGTGGTCGTAGCCCACTGGGCACTTCTGACAGCTTTAATACAGAAGAGTATTCCGAAAGGCAAGAGCTAGAATTTGAAATGTTTCGTGCTCCTATCATTTCAAAGGGATACGTCACACAAAACTCTATAGATCAAAATGGGGATGTTGAGGTTGATGAGTTTGGCAACCCAGTTCAGTACACAGAGATTGTATTTACTTCTGAGCTACCAACTGCAGAGAGATACGAGATCACAGAGATTGGTGTTTACTCTGCAGGATCTAACCCAGCTGCAACCTCTAACCAAAGCAAAAACTTGTTTCTATTTAGCAAGACGGAAAACTGGGAGTACCACACAGAGGTAAGCTCAACAGATATACCAGAACACCCACAAGATCTTTATAAGCTGGCAGATGGAACTACACCAGAGGGTGCACTTGATAGCAGCATTAATGTCGCAGAGTCCGTATTCCAGGCAAATGCAGACGACATTGTTCTTGACAATGCTGTAAGGACTTCACGTAACGAAA